AAAAGTAAGTAGGAAACTAAAATGTATCAAGATAGATGAGGCAGAGGAAACAATCAATAGCTTGTCAGTGTTGGCACAGACTGAACTATCTCACATAACCCATCAATCAGGTTCTATGGACGTCGCCTATCAATACCAGGCTGAATCAGAAACAGATAGCGATCCGCGCGAATACTGGACAGGGTATAGGGGATGATATGCAAAAAATAGTTAAATTGATTACAACCGATACGTGCACGCACTGCCTAAACTCAGTTAATATTTATGATGAAACTAAGCATAAAATAGGTACTTGGTGCAAACTAACCCATAAAATAATTTGCGATGTTAACCCGAATACCGGGATATCTAAAGACTGTACGCTTGAAAATTATAAACAAGGGGGAAGGGGGACTATAGGGGGATAGGGGTAGAATATTAAGTATAAGTATTATTTAGTGTTATAATAAAATAATAAATAATTATTACGCCTTGGTTTAATTTAGTTTAAAGAGAATTTTAATGGATAAACTTAAAATACAATATATCGCAATCAATAAACTCAATCCCGCCAAGTATAATCCACGCAAGATTGACCCCAAGAATTTAGCCATGCTGAAGAAGTCCATTGAATGTCATGGTTTGGTTGACCCCATTATCTGCAACAAGGATCAGACTATCATAGGCGGTCATCAACGCCATAGAATCTCTATCGAGTTAGGATACGAGACCATCCCTGTTGTTTACGTAGACCTTCATAAAAAGGATGAAAAGGCTTTAAATATAGCTCTTAACAATCCGAGCATTCAAGGCGATTGGAATATTGGAATGCTGAAAGACTTAATTCAGGAACTTGATACAGGTGAATGGGATATGGAGTTAACCGGATTCGATGAGTCAGAGATTGAGCGGTTAATGAATCAGACACCCCCGCCGCCGGATGAAGGCGAACCACTGGACAAGAATTACTTTGCTTTAAAGTTTGAGTTCCCGGTGAAAGACAGGGAGAAGATAGAGAATTACATTGCTGAAAACGGGAAAGAAGCATTGAGTAAATTGGTAATACAGAGGATAAAAGGAAAGATATGATGAACTTAAACAAAATATATCAAGGAGACTCACTAACTGTACTTCAATCATTTCCCGATAGGGTATTTGATTTATGCGTAACAGACCCACCGTACCAGTTTGATAATAAAGGTGGGGGGTTTTATGCGGACAACAATTCCACTCAAAGGGTATATTTGGATAGCTTAATGAAAACTGATTGTTGTGAGTTTGTACCCTCAGATTTTCTTGATATATTAAAGCCTAAAATGAAACTCTTTTATGGTTATTTCTTTTGTAATAAAACTCTTATAACTCAATACATCCAGTGGGCTATTGGTAACGGATACAAATACGATGTATTGGTTATGGCTAAGTCGAACCCTATACCTGCATACAATAATCATCACTTATCAGACTTGGAATATATAATCCTAATCAGGGAAGATGGAACCGTATTATATAAAACAAAAAATATCGATGATTACAGGAAGTTTTATCTAACCAACTGCGAAAGAAACCTTGAACACCCTGCCAAGAAACCAGACAACCTGATTGGAAGATTTATTAATATATCGAGCAAGGAAAACGACTTAATAATAGACCCGTTTATCGGCTCAGGAACAACTGGATATGTGGCGGGTTTATTAAACCGTAAATTTGTTGGTATTGAGTTAAACCCCGAATATGTGAAGATTGCTAATAATCGCATTGACGAAAACAGGACTATGTTTGATGAAAATAACTAAACCGCTAAAAGGTTATAAGCAATATATAACAAGATGGATACCCGCGGACTCAGATAATAAAATAAGACTTCCAAAAGGGTGGACTTTCTGCTGTTGGCATCCGTGCTATAAATCAGCACTGATAAAAAAGGAATTGAATCATGTCACTAAACAGCCAAGCGTATTATAATAAATCTGACGGTAGACGGTATTACGTCAGGTATAACTTTGACGGTTATGGAGTTTCAGGTTCCAAGAATGGTATGCCCGGATGCGTAAATATAAGCATGAAACCAAAAGGCTCATTCGATGAAGCACAAAAGGCGTTAGACGATGAAGCTAAAAAGAATGGATGGATAACTTGGGAAGAACATTTGGAGGAGATAAAAACCTGTAAAAAATGAGGTTAATTTAGTCTAAACTGAATTATGGCAAATCATAACGCAAAAGGTAAGATAGGAAATCGGGGCGGTGGTAGACCGTCTGTCAGGGAAGAGTTCTACGTATACAATCTCATCAAGAAGTATTTTGAAGAGCCGATTGATTGGGAGTTGTTAGAAAAAAAGATTAAAACCAAGAAATTTACTCTGTTGGATATGATGGTTTACCGTGCGTTAAAGTCAGATCCGATTGCAAACAATCTAATTAATAAATTGGTTCCTACCAAGATGCAACAAGAAATTAATGGGGAAATCGCCGGGGCAGTGGTTATCAACATGATTCCTGCCAAGAAGAAAACCGAGTAATGGATGTACCTTATACTGAAATATATCAGCGTAATTACGAAACCCGCAAGCCATTAATTCTCAATATCGGCGGGACCGGGTCCAGTAAGTCATACTCGTTGATTCAGCTATTCCTTAACCGTTTATTCACCTGCCATCATAGAAAAATCCTCATCGTCAGAAAAACTCTACCAAGTTTAAGACGGTCCACGTATGAAGACTTTAGCGAAATGCTGGATAGATTAAACCTTACTTCCCGCGTAACAATCAACAAAACAGAGTTTCTATGGGAGTATAAACCGCTTAAGAATAAGATATTCTTTGGGTCATTAGACGATCCTGGCAAGTGGAAGTCAACCGGGTTTAATGACATTTGGATGGAAGAGGCGATGGATTGTGAGTATAAAGATTATTCTGTTCTCTCGCTATATAACCGGTCCCCTGAAACGGATGAAATGCCTAATCAATTCTTTATCTCTGAGAATCCGGTTGACGAATACCACTGGTCTAAAACCAACATAATTGACGTGTTGAACAAAGATGACTTTGAGTTGATACATTCTACCTATGATGATAATCCGTTTTACCCAGAGGCAAAGAAGAAGCAGCTTGAGGCTATTGCAAAGCTAGATCCGAACTTCTATCGAATCTACCGCCGGGGTGAATGGGGTAAGCTGGAAGGGTTAATCTACACGAATTACGATATCGTGACGGAATGGCCGGATATTGATAACCAGTATTTTGGTCTTGATTTTGGTATTACACATCCGACGGCACTTGTAGAGCATATAGAAAAAAACATGGAAGTATGGGAGAAACAGTGGTTTTATGAAACTGGATATGACAACTCTATGTTAATCAAATGGATGAATGAAAATAAAGTGCCTAAAAATAAACCTATCTACGCAGATTCAGAGGACCTTAACAGAATTAGTGAACTCAAGAAAGCAGGATATTGGATTGTGCCAGCAAAAAAAGGACCCGGTAGCGTCAAGAGTGGAATCGTTTTTTGTAAGTCTATTAAATATCATATACATGAGAACTCAACTGATTTAAAACGGGAAACAAGGTCATATTCATGGATGATGAGAGATGAAAAACCTACCGATGAACCTAAGAAAGAGAATGATCATCTCATGGATGCCCGCCGGTATGCAGACACCGGGCACCTAAAACGTGCCCAATATTCCGCTACAACAATGTAAAGATTATTTTCTTGACAAACATTTCATAATAATAGATACTTAATTTATGCGAATGTTATCAGGATTAGCTAAGGCGTTAGGCTTTACTGAAAAGCTCCTGAAGTCTTATATTTTTGGGGACGTATTCCGCGCAACCACACTCATAGAACCCTATCAACAATCTATCCCAATATTCCGCGCGGTTAATATGATTTCATCCGACCTATCAAAACTTCCTATCAAATTCTATACCGGAAACCGGATGAGACCGAATGAAGAAAAGCTCATAGATAAACCTAACCAAACGTGTGTTGATATTGAAAAGCTGTTTTACAATCCTAACCCTGAGAATAAAGGCGATTTTATTAAGACGCTGTCTTTGTATTTGGAATTATACGGTGAAGCACCGCTATACATTCCAAACTTTAAACCAGGGAAAATTCCTACATTCGCACAACCGTTATTCCCAAAAGATTTGGTTGAGATTACTAATGGAACTGATATTCTTAAGTGGAGTTATTCAACACGTGAGTTTTTAAATATTGCAGAGATTAAAATACCAAAATACATCAACCCACGTAATAAATTCAGGGGAATAAGCCCCTGTTCCGTTGGGGACCCGGCTATCTCGAAAGAGTTTTACGCGGATCAGTACGTCTCTGCATATTTTAAAAATGGATGTCAACTTGGAACTACACTGGTATTAAAAGACGGTCAACCTGAAGACGCCGCCAAGATGCGGGACATACTAAAAGATGAACACCGTGGAGCAGCAGATTCATGGAAGCCAAGAATCCTGACAGGGGATGTTACTTCAATCAATATGTCCAGCGTGCTCAAGGACTTGGACGTTTCCGCTATCAGCCAGTTGAGCATTAATCATATCTCTATGCTTTACGGGATACCGCCGACGATGTTGGGTCAACAGCAAGACGTAAAATCAATGGGTGGTAACGATACTGACACCCGTAAGTATTGGGAAAATTGCATTATACCGCGCGCGACGTTCTGGGAAGACTGGTTTTACTGGAATATATTTTATTATCTCCCGGATCAGGTATGGTTTAAGTTTGATTTCTCAGGTATTTCAGCGTTAAAAGACGACCAAAAGATTCAGGCAGAAACGCTGAAAGTTTATATTTCATGTGGGATTCCTTTGAACGATGCAGTCAAGAAACTCAATTTAGGATTCCCGGATTACGAATGGGGTAACGAACCGTATAATCCCAATCAAATGACTATCCCGGCTGAATTATTACCGACCCCGGAAGAAAAACCTAAACAGATTGAACGTAAGGAAGTTTTACTTGACACAAAAAAGCTAGCTATCCGTAAGAAGGCGTGGAATAATTACCTTAAAATTCACAGCCCGATTGAGTCCGCTTGCAAGAAGAAAATATCTAAATGGGTGTATGGTTTACGGAAAGAGACTTTAAAAAACCTTGAGAGTTATCTTTCCAGTGTCGGATACACGCCCGGGTCCACTAAATCCAAACTGATTAAAGATTCGGCGATATTGGATTACGAAAAGTCACTGAAGCAATTACAGACAATGATGAAGCCTATCTATCAGATTTCATTGAAAGCTGGGGCAAAATCAGCGGCTGAGTTGATAGGTTCAAGCTCTTTTAGTTTTGCGCCACTAGATGCCAGGTTTAGTCAGATAATCGAATCCAGGTTGAACGATCCGAAGATAATGAATATCCCGCAAAACATCAAAGATAAAATCATGAACTCTGTATCCGAGGGAATATCTAAAGCTAAGACGGTTACGGAAATATCACAGAGAATAAAAGACGATTACAACGAGATTTCAAACTCTATAACTATTGCGCGGACTGAGACCGGGACTATGATTAACACCGGACGCCAAGAATGTATGCTATCAGAAGGCGTTGAGTACCATTCATGGTTATCGGCACAGGATGACAACGTGAGAGAAGAACATCAAATAGACGGTGAGACAGTGAAGCTCGGTGACGCGTTCAGTAATGGGCTGATTTATCCTAACGATCCATCCGGCGATGCCGGGAACGTTTGTAACTGTAGATGTACTACAATACCAGAATCAAAAGAGGGCTCAGATAATGGCTAAACTTTATAAAGAATTTATAGGCGAGATTGATAAAAAATCGATTGATTTAACTAATAAGACAGCATGGGTGAAAGTGTCCGATCAGTCTGTTGATTCTTATGATGAGGTTATTTTACAGAATGGCTGGGACTTTGGGCGATATGAAAAACACTCTCCGTTTGTTGCCCGGCATGATTACTACAGCTCATTGATGAATCAAATAGGGCAGGCGTTAGATTGGAAAGTGGTAGACAATGCCCTGTGGGTCAACTTCAAATGGTTCACAGGGATTCTCAACGAGGAAGGAAAGTCAGCTAATCCAGAGGCAGATTGGGCATGGATATTAGCTTCAAAGTTCGGGGTAGCTGCGTTCTCTGTAGGATTCTACCCGCGTGAATATATCTACTCGGATGATGAAGCGTTCAAGACTATTTATGAAGCAAATAAAGCTAATTGGAAACGTATTCCAAGGCTTCTATTCTCCAAGTCTGAATTATTGGAAGTGTCCCAGGTTATCGTTCCTGCAAATGAGAACGCTATCCAAAATGCCTATGATTCAGGTTCATCGATACAAAAACAAATTGCAGTTATTACCGCCAAAGAATTTAATATTTCCACCAGCAAGGCAGACTCATCAACTGCCATCACTCCTGTGAAAGGGGATGGTTCCTCCAGCCATCCCCACTCCTTATCATTGGATAGCCAAGATTTTACCGTGCTAAAAGATTTATTTAGCATGGCATTAGCTCCATTGATTGAGGTATCAAATAAGATTTTAGAAAAATTAGACGAAAAAGATATACCTGATGAAGACGAACCAATCACCGGAAATGAAACAGGGACTTTCCCCTATGAATCACAAAATACAGTAGACAAAGAAAACATTAAACAGATTAGTTCGGATATTGATGAAATGAAGGGACTGCTTCGGCAAGGTTCCAATTCATCGAATCAATAGCCCTAATAAATAAACCAAACGAAAGGTAATTTTATGGACGAATTAAAAAAGCAGTTAGAGGAAATGAAAAAGGCATTAGCTGATTTTATTGCGAAACATCCAGATAATACGACTGAAATTGATAATCGTATTAAAGAACTGGAAGCAAAACAGAAATTGTTTACCGAGGAAATTGAGAAACAGAAGATTATCTCGGTTCCCGGATCTGAAAAGAAATATTTCAGCTTGAGTAAAGTTTTTTCTGCTGTTACTTCTGGAAGTTGGAAGGATGCGGGAGTAGAAGCTGAAATTATCCGTGAAGCAAATAAACAGGCTATCAGTAAAACCATTACTACTGACCCAGAAAGCGGGGCAGGTGCGTTTATTCCAGTGCAAGTTTTGGCAGGATACATTGACAGACTAAGAACTCAATCTTTCCTATCTAAAGTCGGTGCACAGATTCTGCCAGGGTTAGAGGCGCAAATTGTTGAAAAACCTAAAGTGATTTCTGGTTCCACCGTTTACCCTGCACCTGAATCAAGCGATATTACCAGTGAATCAACTTTTTCATTCGATAAAAACCGAATGGAAGCAAAGATGTTTACATGCTTTGTTGGGTTCACGCGTCAATCTCTCGATTTCAGCAACCCAGCACTCGATCCAATTATTGAAAACGATATGTATAAATCACTGGACATCGATATGACATCCCAGATTTTATTTGGGGACGGTATCGGCGGGAATCTCTTAGGGTTAATCAACCGAACACCGTTTACCGGTAATAGTGGGGAATCCAACTTCTCGGCATTGGGACCGAACGGAGATTATTTCTCTTTTGAAAAAGCCCAGGACATGTTACGGGTAATGGAAGCAAACGACGTTCCATTAGAAATGGGTAAACCCTCTTTCGTTATGCATCCTAACCTGAAATATTATCTCAAGGGTAAAGGTCAGAACGTCCAGTATTACACCGGACAGACAGCCAATATGGGTATGTTGGTTGCGCCAATGACACAACAGGCGTTCTTTGATTTCATGGGTGCACCTGTTCAGACTTACAGCCGTATGCCGATTAACCAGACTTATGGAACTGGAACCGCTTTAACTCCTGTTGTTCTTTGCGATTTTTCGCAGATGATTATCGGACAATGGCGAGCAATGCGCGTTGAACGTACCACAACCGCAGTTGTAGGAACTAAAAACGCTTTCACCCAGAATCTTGAATGGGTCAAAATCACGGTCTATGGAAACTATATGTTAGACCATGAAGAAGCCATTGTGGTTCGTACCGCTGTCAACAATAAATAACTAAAACATATTCCGCGGGGAGTCTAAAAAACTCCCCAAAGAATCAACCTTTAAAACGAAACGGAGTAACGATATGAAGATTACAAAAAAAATCCTAATCATGTTAGTTTTAATTTGCATGGTTTCTCTCAAGGTTTATGCTGCTGATTTTAATTACAGCAAATCATCCGCAATCCCATTATTCCCGACAACCGCTCTCAACTCTACCAGTGCCACTCAATACGGTGGATCGTTTGAACACACCAAATATGATGCGATGTTATGCACTATCAGCTTCGGATCAACGTACTGCATTTCCAGTACGACCGGAGCGGGTAGTATCTCGACTACCAGTTACGCATTTACTATCCAGGAATCCAGCGATAGTACGAACTGGTCAACTTATACCTCAATGGGTGGAGTTGTCCCAAATTATACGTTAACCTCACAGCCGACCAACTGGAATGATGTTGTAGCCACGAGCACGACCACGAATAGCACAACCGCGCGTATGCTGTACAACTCAGCCCAATATTTCCACGTTAATTTACGCAACGCAAAGAAATGGATTCGAGCTAAAATCGTTTGGTCATATTTGGGCGGGGGTGCGTTATCCTCATTAGAAAATGGAATCGTCGGTGTTTTAGGAGATCGTAAATATTAGTCAACCATGGGCGGGGTGAAATTCCCCGCCTTCATTTCAAAAAGGATTCAATAAAATGGGTAGACCTAAAAAGAATCAAGAAGAAAACAAACCAGAAACAAAAGAAACAACTGGATTAGTTTCAATCATAATTCCAGTTGGGTACTCGATCCAATTAGGAAATAAACGTTTCAAAGGAAAAATTGAGGTGGACTATGAAACCAACAAACAGGAGCTTGAAAACCAAAGCGGAAGATGGTACTTTGAACCAAAAACCATCGAACCAGATACCGGAAAAGAGCAAGAATAATACACCTGAACCTAAACATCGAATGGTAATAATGAAATGACAGCAAAAGCCCTCATATCACTGACAGATTTAAAAGGTTATCTATACCCTACAACTGAAGCGGCAACGCAGGTATCAACCAAATACGATACTCTGTTGCAGGTTGTAATTAACGCTGTTTCAGCAAGGATAGATGGTTATGTCAGGGATAATGGCTTTACACTTACCAAAGGCGCGGTAGTCGAATATCGAAACGGGGGGCGGTGTTCTTATTGGTTGCGACAACCCCCGATTGATACCAGTTTAGCGTATTCGGTTTATGTTGATGATTCTTTGCTCACAGTTAACGATGATTATAAGGTGGACACAACCGCTAACAAAATCATCCTGTTAAGCAAGGCAAGCGAAAGCGAGCCATTAAACGTTAAGCTGTCCTATTATGGCGGGTATGCAGAGTTGACCGCCGGGACTCCCGCAGTAGGAACCGGTATTCTGGATATCCCATCAGACATGAAATACGCGGTTATTCAGCAATGCGCGTATTTGTTCAAACGCCGGGAAGAATTAGGCGTGCAATCCATTTCATTACCGAACGGGTCAATCAGTCTATCCGGGGAAATTGACTTATTGAAATACGTCAAAGATTCATTATCTAAATATTCCCGCCATGTAGAGGAAATCTGATTATGTCAAACGATTGGATAAAACTCTACGGGAAAGTGGACGCGAGTCAGGCGCAAGTTATTATTAAACACCTGAACCCTCGTATTATGAAGGCACTCACCGAGGAAATGAAAAGGCAGTCGAATAAACTGAATACCTATGTCAAGCAGAAAATCTTGACAGGTGGAACGGCTTCAGAAAAACTCGCAGTCAGGACCGGGAATTTAAGACGGTCTACAGTTCCAATGATTCCAGTTGTTAAAGAGGATAATATCAGGGGCGGGGTACAATTCGGTGCTAAATATGCTGTGACTCATTTTGGCAATGAAGGCGAAATACATACCATTACGCCAAAGAAATCTAAGTTCTTGGCTATTCCAATTGGTGAAGCATTGACCGGTGCGGGGGTTCCGCGATACGCAAGCCCGCGAGACGTGCCAGGGTTACAGTTAATCAATCGAAAAGGTAAGCCATCATTGCTTGCTCTGGTAAAAATTAAAGGAAGAATTGAAAAAGCAACAGGTGCTATGAAGATTAAAGGTGCTTCAGGTTCTTTGATACCTATGTTTATATTAATGAAGTCGGTAAAAGTTAAAGCCCGTATTCATCCGAAGTCCATCATTCGGGACAACATCGAAGGAATTAATAAAGCATTTAAAACCGCAATTATAGGAGCTTGTAAATCTAATGGCTGATAGCGTGAGACAGGATATTCTTGATTATTTTGTTGGAAAACTCCAAGCGGTTGAGTATTCCACTGGTGTTAAACTGTTTTCAATTGTCAAAGAAGTTAGTAAAGCTTCCATACTTGACGATGATCCGGACCCGTCCGCGTATGTTTATATTGCTAGTGAAGCTCCCAATGCAGAGGGGGGCGGGGTTATCGGGAAAGAATCATGGGTATCATCCGTAATTGTGGATTGCTACATCAAGAACTATGACACAGAGGAAGCATTAAAGCTGATTAATACCGCCATTTATACGGATAGAACATGCGGTGGTGTATCGTCTTTTCTGTACCGAATTGGAGTTATTCAAAATATTATCGACCCGACCAATGAACTCAGAAATCTTGAAATCACATATCAAGTAGGTTACATGACAGCCATAGGAGGTTGTTAATTATGAAAGTTATCAAACACGATTTGCCTACCGAGGGAGTACGAATTCCGGCACAGACCGGTTATGTATTTCTACCTGGAGTAGAAAAAGAGGTTCCCGATGAATTAGGGAAAGATCTAATTGCAAGAAAAGGATTTACTGAAGTAAAAGAAAAACCTTCCAAAGGAGGTAAAGAATAATGGCACAGCAAAGAGGTTCCACAGTTCAGCTTGGTATGCAAGTAGAATCAGCGTTTGCAACCAATCCAGGAAGCCCAAATTTAACATTAATTCCGTTTACGTCGGAATCAATTAAGGCAGGAAGAGCTAGCATTATTGATGAAACAATCACGTCGAGCCGGAATAGCAAAAAGGCACAGTTGCAGAATTGGGAAGTATCCGGCTCAATCGACTGTAATTTGTCAGAAACGTCACATGCTTGGTTAATTAAGGCACTGTTAGGTACTAATGTTACTACAGGGGCGAGCGATCCATACACGCACACAATTAAAGTAGGTCCATTATACAGTTATACACTCGAAAAACAATTCGATGTATTAACAAAATTCCACCTTTATCAGGGACTAAAATTCAATAAAGGGACTTTCAAGATTGACGAAAGTGGATTCGTGACGGCTTCGTTTGAGGTAATGGGTGCTAAATTCGGTACATCCGGGACAAGTTTTGATTCTACGATTACTGAATTGGCGGGTTATAGTGCGTTTACATCATTTCACGCTTCAATAACTGAAGGTGGAAGCGCAATTGCTACCGTAAAATCAATTGAATTTACCATCGACAACAGTTTAGATGGAGATTCTTTTGTTATCGGTGGCGCGGGCGTACGTTCAGCAATCAATGAGGGAAAATGCAAAGTATCAGGTAAAATGACTTTGACTTATTCAGACGAGACCGTGTTTGCGAAGGCTATCGCGGGAACTGAATCGGCTATCGTTGTCACGTTATCAAAAGGCACAACCCCTGCGCGATCAATTGCAATTACCATACCAGAAATTGTATATGATATTGACTCCCCAGATGTCCCAAACGACAAAGGACTCGTTGTTGACTGTCCGTTCAATGCGTTCTACGATAATGCTGCCGAAGCAACCAGTATTCAGTTTGTAATTCTAAATGGATTGGCTACGTTAGGATAAATTATGGACGAAAAAAAACAGACAACTTATAAAATCGGTGATAAAACCTATCATCAACGACCTGTAGTAATCGGTCAAGCCAGGCAAATTTCAAACGCCATTAAAGGTATGAGTATTAATTACTCCGATCCATTCAGCGTTATTAATTCTGTTGGGGATAAGATCGTGGAGTTGGTAGCCATTGTCTTAATCCCCGATGGAGTAGAGCTTAAGATTAAAAATCTTGACAAAGTTATCTATGATATTGAATGGGAACTTTCCCCGGAATTGGCGATTGAAATAGTTACCGATTTTTTTATTATCAACCCTCTTTCCTTGATTTCAGAAAAGGTAACGGGGGCAATCAAGAGCCTGTCGAAAGCGAATCCGAAAGCTGGGGAAGATTTCTTGCCATTGCCACAGGCGGAGATATCACCAAACGAGACGAAATAATCTGGGGCTATACCAGTGAAGAATTTGAACCGTTCAAGAAGTATAGAGAACAAGAAGTATTATTCCGTGAAGCTATCCTATCTTACCTTGGAGTTAAATAGCCAACATGGCAGATGAAGCCAAAATACAAATCGCAATAGAAGCCATAAATAACGCAAAAAAAGTGTTGGAGGACGCATCCAAAGACACGCAGAAAATGGCTGATAATACTAAATCCAGTCTTAACTCTTTAAAAGATAACTGGATTGCGTATAGTGCCGCTGTGACCGGTGCATTTTTACTTCTTCAAAAAGCATTCGGATATGCTGAAATAGCTGCCCAATTCCAAGAACAAAAAAATATTCTTAATACATACGCGAAAGCGTGGGGAACAACTGCAAACGAGGTATTAAGGCAAGCGAAGATTGCTTCCGGTGGTGAATTGTCGATGGCAGACGCAACGGAAACAGCCGTTAAAATGCTTGACCGCATATCTCCTAAAACAATGAATGAGTTGATTATTGCTGCCGAGAAGATGAGTAAAATATTCGGTGGTGATATTAAATCGGTCATGGAGCAGTTTAATAATTACACGCTTGCCGGTGTTGAAAGAGGATTAACTAAGACTTTAAAATTAAACCTTGATACAGAATCGGCTATAAAGAGATATGCTCAAGCTCATAAAATCGCTGGCAATGATGTCAAGGAATTGACAGAGAACATTGGAGAACAAGGCGCGCAGGCAGCGAGGACCGAGGCTTTATTAGAGGCATTGAGAGTTAAACTTGGTAAAGTTGGCGACCAGGCAGAGACTACAGCTGACCAGTTTGATTTATTTAAAGCTCAAATGCAGGATTTAAAATTATTATCAGGTGAGTTAATTATTAGAGTTGGTAATTTTGGGGTTGCAGTAGTAAATACAGTTCTTGCTGGTATTGAACAAATAGTTACTATTACCGCAAAAGGATTGTCTAAACTTGTATCTATGACACAAGCTGTTGTCAACTTTTTGGATCCAATAAAGGCTTTCCCAGATACGAAATATAAAGATAGTATTTTATCTAGTGCTAAAACATTTCTTGATAAAATGTCTGATGGAAAGTTAGGTGTGAAATTTGCTCAAGACGCGATGAAACAATTCAATACCGCCTTTGGTTCATGGGACACGTCAACCACTGGTATGACTTCGGGTGGTGGTGCTACTAAAAAAACAGGTTTATCAGACGAACAGAAAAAAGCATTTGAGGACGCAACCAAAAAAGCTAAAGAGGAAGCGATTAAACAGGCTGAGTTAGAGTTAAAGATTGAAGCCGAACATTTGCAGACGATGGTAAATTCCGACAAGGCGATGCAAGACAACATCGCCGACCTTGATAAAAAAGCAAATGAAAAACAACAAGCTGAAGATGAAAAACTTACTAGATATAAAAACACTGAAGAAAAGGCGCGTATATTTAATTCTAATGTAGCATATGAAGAATACGTGGCTTCACTGAATGCCCAATATTCTGAAATGCTATCTATTGTAAATAAGTTTGGTTTTGATTCTGAAGCAACAGAAAAGTTAAATATAGAAAAATCAGAGCAATTACAAAAATATGAAATACAATCTAAAATCGACAATGCTAAAGATTTAGTGGAACGACTTAAAGCAATCAATGAAATGAATACTTTAAATGCGACCACTGAACAGCGCAATAAGATTGCGCTTGAAAAGGAAGCGGAGAAAGAATACCAAGTCTGGCTTTCAGAACAAATTGGTAAAGGTATTTCTGATGGTCTAAAAGAATTTACTGAATCTATTGGATCTGATTACGAACAAATAAAGTCATTAACAAAAGATTTAGCGGGAGATATGGAATCTACTTTATCAGATTTATTCTCTGGTACTGAAGTAACGTTCAGCTCATTTATAAATTCAATTCAAAGAACGTTAGCAAATTTTCTATCTAAACAAGCGACACAAACTTTTACTGATTTATTATCTGGAATCTTCAGTAAATCGTCTTCTTTAGATGAAGGTTTTGATTTGTTATCAATATTCGGTTCATCAGTTGTTCCAATGGCGAGTTCCAACATCGTTACCCCAACAGTAAGAACTGGAATTTCTCAATCAGTATCCAGGACTTCACCGGCAATTGCTTCAGCGTCAAGTATTAGTTCCGGTTCATCGATGGCAAGCAATACATTTATTCTGTCCCTTGGTGAAAACGCCTTAACAGAACTTATTAATTCACGTGAAGGTAAAAAAGCAGTCCGCGGAATTGTCCGTTCGGAGATGGGTAAATAATGCCTACTGCATTTTTATACGTCCCGTTAGAATCTGGTTATACTGAATCATCATATTGGAGTACGGATATATTCCAAGCGATTGACGGATCTGAAACGCGTAAAGCATTAATGGCTACCAAAAAATATAAATGGAGCTATACAATTAGACCGACTTCAGTCTATAAATTCTCAGAGATTCAGACAGCGTTACGATACATCGTGAACGGTGATGCGTATCTACCACTCTGGAATAGTTATGCTACCGCGGCCGCGCAATGTAATGCAGGGACTACATTTTTATGTGATACGAATAACAGGGAGTATGCAATCGGTAATCTAGTTGCAACAGTTGATCCGGTGGCTGATTACTATGAATTACGTACGGTATCTGGGGTAGCTGCTACATATTTGAGTATGACAACCTCAGCGCATGTTTACCCGGCTACGACAAGTTACGTTATACCGCTAAGGATTGGCACAGTGAGTAAAACAAACGCTATGTCATACAATCTGCCAGAGTTCGGGGATATTACGATTGAGGGCGAAGAATTATGAGTTATCTTGGATACGATATTTTCATGGGTAGACCCTGGGCACAGGCGTATAGCGCGCCATCTAATAATTACATCATACGTGGCGGTGAAATCTTACCCCGGAGAAAATATACAAATGAATTACAGGCAGAAATATTAAACGGATGGAGTTTTCATTGTTTCAACCGCGCTGATATGGACGCTTACCGTGATTTTTTCGACCTGAAACAGGGAAAATTAACTCCGTTTTGGTTGCCAAGTTGGAAAAATGATTATCAGTTGACGATACCAATTGTTACCGAGGGACCCGTAAGCGTTTCTGGAATAGATGAAAATTGGGCTAACGAATTAGGAACGATTAATAGACATATCTATATTCCATC